TACGTGGAAGTAGGGAACAGAGGTTGTCATTATTACAGGGACTTATGGACACAGACGGAACAGTTGATAGGAAAAAGGGCAATGTAACTTTTGATAATACCGATGAGGTTTTAGTAAATGCTGTAATAGAATTGGCGTGTTCACTTGGGCATAAACCCGGAAGAAAGACTGTAAAAAAATGTACCTTACATGGCAAAAAGTGCAAGGACTGTTATTCTGTTACGTGGACTGCACCAGAATACGTATTTAGACTGAAAAGAAAAATTGATCTTCAGAAACTTTCAACACGCAGAACAACAAAATTTAGATACATTGTAAAAGCTGAGAAAATCGAAAGTCGGCCCGGTAGATGTATAACGGTTGATTCTCCGAATGGTTTATATTTAGCAGGTGAAAGGTTTGTACCAACTCATAATACGTTTGCTCTTCTGATGGAACCAATATACCACATGGGGGTCCCTGGTTTCGGGGCCGTGATATTCAGGCGTACAACCCCACAGGTTAGGAACGAGGGGGGCCTGTGGGACACTTCGATGAAGATATACCCATTGATAGAGGGGTTCGAGGCGACACCAAAGGAGAGCACCTTAGAGTGGTCGTTTCCTCCGTATAACAATAAAGTTAAATTCGCGCATTTAGAATATGAAAAAAATAAATTAGATTGGCAGGGCTCCCAGATTCCTTTAATCTGCTTCGACGAATTAACACATTTTACACAATCTCAATTTTTTTATTTATTAAGTCGTAATCGGTCAATGTGCGGGGTAAAACCGTATATAAGGGCCACAACTAACCCGGATGCTGATTCATGGGTAGCCTCGTTTATCGATTGGTGGATAGACGACGATGGTTTTCCAATTGAAGAGCGTTCAGGCGTTATCAGGTGGTTCATCAGGGTTAACGACGCTATAAGATGGGGTGACTCAAAAGAAGATTTGGAATCTAATTATCCTGGAAGTATTGCTAAGAGCTTTACATTTATCCCTGCAAAATTAGAAGATAATAAGATACTGGAGGAGACTGACCCAGCGTACCGGGCGAACCTCAGGGCCTTATCATACGTCGATAATGAGAGGTTGGAAAAAGGTAACTGGAAGATCAAGCCTGAAGCAGGAACCATATTTAAACGTGCTTGGTTTGAAATTATAGAGCCTCGTGAAGTCCCCCATAACATTGATAGATTTGTTAGGTTCTGGGACTTGGCCGGGACCGAAGCCACAAAGGCAAATAAGGACCCTGATTGGACAGTCGGGCTTAAACTCGCAGAACATAACGATATATATTATATTTTAGATGTTGTGCGCGTCCAGGTTGATCCGTTTGAGGTCAAAGCGACAGTCAAACATACTTGCAACATAGATGGTTATATGGTCCCGGCAAGGATGGAACAGGAGCCTGGGTCATCTGGTAAGGCCGTTATTGATATGTACCGATCAGAAGTATTTCAGGGTTATAATTTTGATGGGTTGCCATCCACTGGTAGCAAGGTAGCAAGAGCTAACCCGGTATCTATCGCAGCAGGGGCAGGCCGTATAAAGATAGTTAGAGCTCCGTGGAATGAGGGATTCCTAAGCGAGCTTGAATACTTCCCTGATGGTCCGCATGATGACCAAGTAGACGGGTTATCAGGAGCCTTCAACTTCCTAAATAAAATGAATATTGGTCCGACAATCTCGGAACCTGCCCGTATGCAAAAGCGTTTCAGGCCGGGGAAAGTTAAGAAACCTATAATATTCTGAGGCAATCTATATATACAATAACCCCCTTTTATTTATCGGGTTCTTTTACCTCCCACAACGGATTAATATAAAAACTCTAGTCAGACACACCGCACCTCGGCCCGGTATAAAAAATAGGTTTGATCCATGTCCTAGGCCGGGCTCAACTCCTAATTACCATCCTCTTTTTTTATTTATTATTATATTAATCCTTAATCTATTTTTATAATAATCCCAAAACTATATAAATTTACGTTGTATATATACCTCTATGGCAACAGAGATGAATAGGCAAGGGGCCACTAAGGAGCAGGGGGTTTTATACACCTTTGACGGGGAATCCAGCTATGATGCTCCGGAGGTAACGGCGGAGATCCTGAAAAATATAGAAGTTAACCATTTAGTCGTAAAGGTAGCAAGGAATCAGGTTAACCTCATTTTCACAAAACCGTTTACAATTACCGTCAGGTCATCTGACAATGATGATGTAGACGACAGGATAACGGGGGAACTTAACGAGCAGTTGGGGCCCATTGATTTGTGGGGGCAGGAGAAAGAAGCTTGGATGGATAAGTTTTTGTTTGGGGCAAATATCAGGAATTATGTATATAAGTATGAGGGTGCAAAATACGTTATAAAAGATATAAGAAAGTTACCCGCTGGGTCATTCACTGGGACCGGCGACGGGGATTTTATAATAACATCTCCTATCCTCCAGGGAATTGGTCTAAACCGTGATAAAAAAATGGAATACTGGCAGACACAAGAAGACATGATCCCCGTAAAACTAGATGAAAAATCCATAATGATGTTTACGGCTGGCAGCGGGATTGCAGGGACTCCGATAGTGCTTCCGCTTGTCCCATTAATAACATTTTATAAATGGTGTCTTAATGCTTTGTCTCAGAAGATCAATCGTGAAGGAGTAGGGAAAGTTTATCCGAAGTTGACTGGACCAGCACAGGCAGGAAGCAGGGAGAACGGCGGAATAGGAGACGCAGAATATCTGAAACTCTACATGGAAGGGGATTCTAAAGACGAATCGTATGCCCTCCGTGAAAACATGGACCTTGTAGACCCTCACCTCCACGATTCAAACGTGATCATTGATGCAATGGACATGGTGATAAAACAGATTTTCGATTTCTTCAGCCCGGCTGATATGATCAGCAAGGACGGGACGCTTATAGGTGGGTCATCTGCTTCTGAGTTGGGCTTAGTGCTAAGGTATATCTCCGGGTGGCACGAGGAAATAGAAAAGGATGTAGAGGCCCTATTAACTCCCTGGTTACTCGGAAATGGATATACAGGGTTTTATATTGATGTAGATATTCCAGAGCCTGAAATCGATACGTCAGAACTTGATTTGAAAAGGGCAGCTGTGGCAGTTAAAACGACTGGAAAAATAAAAGCGAATGAACTTAGGGCATGGCTAGGGCTTGAGGAATTAGAAGAATTGAAGGATGTGTTTATAGAAAAAAGTGAGGATAAAGGAGAAGTTGAGACATTTAAAGACGACTGTTGCCGGGACCTTGAGGAACTGTGTTTGAAGTTTGAGAATTAATTGAATCCCTTTTTCTCAATTTTTTTTACTTCCCTTTCAAGTTCGTTTGAAATTAAATCAGGGCAATATCTTTTGCAATAGTTATAAGTCTCCATTACTTTTTTATCGCCGTACTCCGTAGTTTCTCTTAACAAACTTCTTAATAGCTTACTTTTATCTAATGGCCCCAATAAAGTTAAATCCTTATACGAATCTTCGATTTCCTGAGTTCTCTTTTCAAAGTCTGGATATTTTGACCAAGACAACGATCTCCTAATCTCTATAAATTTATCAAACCATTTTTTAAATATCTTTTCTAGCCTTGTGTCTAAAGCGTTATTTATCTTTTCAAAAAATGACAATGTCACTGCCTCCAAATTTTATTAATATCAGATTTTTCTATGGCATCTTTACACTGTTTCCTAACTTCAATTAAATGCTCAGTTGCTCTTTTTGATGCGCCCAGAACCTTCAAAATAGACCCGTCTTTTATAATTACGTTTTTCAGACTTTCTGTAGCTTCACCAAGTTTTTCGAGATCGGTTTTCATTTTTTTCTCCTCAGTGTGTAAAAAGAAATATAAAACATATAAAGCAAACTTATAACAACAGCTAAAATTATAATAATCTCAGTTTCGGTATAAACCCCATGGTGAATAGTCATTTGAACATATTTTTTAGTTCCAATTGTCCTTCCGCCAACGTTGACCCACACAGTTTCGTTCCATTGTTTGCCTATACGGAATATCATAATATCAAATCTCAACTTCTATGTTTTTACATTTTTTACACTGATAAATAGTTATGTTGTTTTTTCCAGGGCACAACAAATAACTGAATGAAGTATCCCCTGTATCAAAGGACACCTTCTTTTCAAGTTCCCCTCCGCAGCGTTTACATATATTTTTAGTTAATATCACATTTACTTCCTCCATATATATCCTGAGCGGACCCAATAAGGGTCATTTTGATAACCTCTTTTCCTTCATTTCAATGTCATGCAGCCGGATATTAAGTTCTTTCAAAAAATCTAATGCTGCTTCAAGCCTCTTGATTTCATGTGTATCAATCGCACTTTTTGTGGATTCTGATACAAGAGACGATTCTGTGATATTGATTTTAGATTCTACGTTTGTAATTGATTGTTTTACCGTTTCAAGGTCTATAAGATCAACTCCGTATTACACAATAAACGACCTTAAACTATTTAATACTTGCCATGTTTTTAATAATTGGCAAACTTTAAATACTTTAATGCTGTTTATAGTATGGTGATTAAATGAAATATTACCTTGTATCAGTGGCAAGAAAAAACAGTGACGAAAAGGCCACGATTGTATCAGTAGGTAAAAGAATGAAAATAGTAAAAGATCTTAGAGATGCATATGCAATCTTGTTCATGGAGGAAATAACCGAAGAAGAGTACATTGAATTTAATGATTTTTTGGATGCGTAATAATGGGTAAACACATCGACCTGAAACCAGAAACACACAGGGCACTTGATATGGAGCGAGCCCGGTTAGGTATAAGGACATTTGACGAGACTGTACAAGCGTTGTTAAGGAGGCCGGAATTTACAGATGGTGAACTTGAAACTTTACTCGCATGGTATGACTGTATGATAAGCTCCGCAGATTGTGGATATGGACCGGATGATTATGAACTTGGAGAGAAATTAAAGAGGATGATAAATGATGGTAGTAGGCGGGGCCGCATGGATGAGTATGCAAAACATTGAATCTGGAGACGGAATTTTATTTTTCTGTTCTATGATTATAACTATTATATTTTTTGGCGTGTTTGTTTGGCTAATTGAGAGGAGTGTTAAACGATGATCCATGATTGGATAACCATATTCGAATCTGGTAACAAAGTTGTTCAGAAATGCGGGAAATGTGGCCGGATGAGGTCTAGCATGTATGATATGGTTTATGGGAATACATATTGGGTTTATGGTGATTGGTGGAGTGACGAGTAATGAACTATGATAACAAATTCTATCCATTGAATATTGAAGTCGGTAACGTTGGAATATACTCACATATGGATGAGGACACACACGATGAGGTTTATCGGCTTGTGGTTTTCGGTGAAGATCTCGGGCCAGTAATAAGTAGAAAGGAGGTAGTTAAGAGAGAGGAGAAACTGAAAAACAAGAGGAACGAAATACTAAAATCATTTATCAAGACAATTCTTGAAAGTGATTTTGTGGACGTGACAAGGAACATGAACGAGGAACTTAATAAGGGACTATGGGGTTATTAAAATGACCGATGAAGAACTGTCAAAAGAGCAGA